TTGATGCGGGACATTTCCTGACGATGCTCAGACACTTTTTCATAGTGCATAGGCTCACGGGGAGTTTTTGATTTAGCTGCGGTGATGGTAAATTTTGAAGCCATGATAAATCCTGTTAAAATGGTGATTGACATTGTGCCACATAGCGCATAAAGTCAAAACCATAAATTCTTTGCAAGGAAAAATCATGGGTAAAGCTGATACAACAATGGCTAAAAGCACAACTGGCGCAACACCCCCTAAAGGTGCGTCATCTTCTGACAAGTCAGGCGAGCGCATGGGTAAAACCGTAGGTGGCGTTGGCATGGGTAAAGAGGACAAAGTGGGCGCTGACAAGCTGTTCAATACTGGTCGCACAGACGGTATTTGCTACACTAAAACCAAGTCAGAATATCGTTAAAATAGCGAAGCCTATGCAATCGTAAGAGGGTTGCACAGGCTTCTAACCAAACCAACTAAAAAGGAGTTGAAATGGCTGAAACAGATTTTAGCTTGTCACAAGACTTGCTTCACGAACTATTTAAGTATCGTGATGGATTGCTATATTGGAAATATAAACCCCGTAATGGAATTGAAGTTGGCAAACAAGCTGGCACTCTCAACCATTATGGTTATGTCCATATCCGAATAAACAAAAAGACTTATCAAGCGCATAGGCTGATATTTTTGATGCATCACGGCTTTTTGCCTGAAATGCTAGATCATATTGATTGCAATCGTTCCAACAACAAAATTGAGAACTTACGCCCTGCAAACAATACTCAAAACCAACAAAACCAAAAATTAAGCCCTAGAAACAAAACGGGCGTTAAAGGCGTTTGTTTTGACAAATCAAAAAATCAATTTCTTGCTCAATTTAGGGTAAATCGTACCATTTGCAAAGTTGGTCATTTTGTAACATTGGAAGAAGCCGCCAAAGCAGTTCAAGAAGCACGTTCAATTAAACATAAAGAGTTTGCAAATCATGGCTGAATCGTGCAAAATATGTAAACACTTTCTTGATAGTGGTCATAACGTAGGCACTTGCAGACGCTACCCCATTTTTCAAAATCGTAGTCCAAACGAAGTTTGTGGAGAATTCTTCATAAATGTAGTTGCCGTTGAGATTTCACCCGTCCCAGAGGCGGGTGCTTTTTCTGAACAACCCAAAAAGCGTGGCAGACCAGCAAAGGTGGCAGCATGAACTTGCAACCTTTAAAAGACAAGATACTTGTGCGCCCTGAACAACGCATCCAAAGCACAATCTATTTTCAATCAGCAGAAGCTGAAAGCCGTGGAACAGTTATGGCGGTTGGCCCAGAAGCCCAAGCGGAAGGGTTAAACGTGGGTGACAAGATAGCCTTTGGAACATTTCACAAAGACTACAAAGACGAATATTTGAAGTTTGAGGAAATCAAACACAATGACGAGCGCTTACTCAAAATGAGTTGGCAAGACGTTTGTTTTGTAATGGAGGAAGAATGATTGAGCAAGTAAAAGCCCGAATTGCTGACCTTGAGAAGCAAAAAGAACAAATGTTGGCAAACTTTCACGCTATATCAGGCGCTATTGCCGAGAATGAAGCCTGGCTCAGACAATTGGAAAAAGATGCAAATAGTCCAGCGCAAGATTGAGGATTTAATTCCTTATGTCAAGAACAGCCGCACCCACTCCGAAGACCAGATTGCCCAAATAGCGGCAAGCATTAAAGAGTTTGGCTGGACTAACCCTGTCTTGATTGATGGGGATAACGGCATCATTGCGGGTCATGGAAGGGTCATGGCAGCTCGAAAGCTGAAATACAAGCAAGTGCCAACTATTGAGTTGAAAGACCTGACCGAAACCCAACGCAAGGCTTACATTATTGCCGACAACCGCCTGGCACTTAATGCAGGGTGGGACAATGAAATGCTGACCATCGAGTTAAACGACTTATTGGCAGACGGGTTTGCTCTGGACATATTAGGGTTTGATCCTAAAGAGATTGACGCATTGTTAGAGCCAGAGGTGGTGGAAGGGCTGACAGACGAGGACGCTGTTCCTGATGTGCCTGACGAGCCAATAACCAAGATGGGTGACATTTATCAATTGGGCAACCACAGGCTTATGTGCGGGGATTCCACAAGCATTGACGCTGTGGATAAGTTAATGGATGGGCAGAAAGCCGATATGGTGTTCACAGACCCGCCTTATGGTGTAGCGTATGAAGGTGGACACAATCAAAAGAAGCGTAAAGGCATCATTGCCGATACCTTGGAGGGTGATGACCTGACAGGCTTGTTTTATGGTGCTTTGATGGCGGCTGTGCCTAATACTAAGGATGGGGCGGCTTTTTACGTTTGGTATGCTTCTGGTAAATCCATAGAGACTTATGCGGCATTAGCCAAACTGCCATTAAAACTGAGGGCGGTAATTCAATGGTACAAAGTAAGGTCAGGACTTGGGGCGTTTATGTCTCAATACATTCCAAATTCTGAGCCATGTATGTATTTGCACAAAGATGGATGCTCACCCGCTTGGTATGGCCCAACAAATGAAAAGACTGTCTGGGAACTAAAAAAAGAATCTAAAAACACATTTCACCCAACACAGAAACCTGTGGAATTGCCAGAACGAGCTATAAATAATTCAAGCAAAGCGGGCGATGAAATACTAGATTTATTCGGTGGCTCTGGTAGCACCTTAATAGCTTGCGAGAAGCAAAACCGTCACGCTAGGCTTATGGAACTAGACCCAAAGTATTGCGATGTCATAGTAAAGCGTTGGGAAGACTTCACAGGCAAAAAAGCCGTTCTATTGACAGAAGTAACCGAAATAGCTTAAATAACCAACGAGTTCCCCTTTATAAAAGATGCCAGTAATTCCACAAGAGGCTTACCAGCCAACCGATGAAACCCGAAAGCTAGTTGAAAGCACCAGCGGGTTAGGCTTGCCTCACGAACAAATAGCCATTTTGGTGGGCATCGATGACAAGACCTTGCGTAAGTATTACCGCACCGAACTGGATACAGGCAAAGCCAAAGCCAACGGGCAAATTGCACGAACGCTTTACCAAAAAGCCGTGGCGGGCGACACAACAAGCCTAATTTGGTGGACAAAGAGCCAAATGCGCTGGTCTGAAACAGTGCGCCAAGAATTGACGGGAGAGAATGGCGCACCACTGATGACGGGCATTCAGGTCAGCTTTGTAAAGCCTGATGAGTGAAGTTACCCAAGCCCTTGCCAGGGCAGAATTCCCACTCAAGCTAGAGTGCCTGTTTAAACCATCACGATACAAAGTCCTATACGGTGGGCGAGGCGGTGCTAAGTCTTGGGGGGTAGCAAGGGCATTGCTGATTAAAGGCGCTCAAAGCCCATTGAGAGTGCTTTGCGCCCGTGAATTTCAAACATCCATCAAAGATTCAGTTCACAAGCTGCTATGCGATCAGATTGAGGCTTTAGGACTATTGGGCTTTTACGAAATCACACAAACAAGCATTAGAGGCAAGAATGGCTCAGAGTTTAGTTTTGTGGGTTTAAAGAACAATGTGGCTAACGTCAAATCCTATGAAGGGGTTGATGTGTGTTGGGTTGAGGAAGCGCAGACAACCAGCCGTATGTCGTGGAATGTGCTGATTCCTACCATCCGTAAGGAAAAGTCAGAAATTTGGATAACTTTCAATCCTGAGTTGGAGACTGATGAGACTTACCAACGCTTTGTGCTTAACCCGCCTGAGAACTGCATCGTTCAAAAGGTGAACTGGTCAGACAACCCTTGGTTTCCCGAAACGCTTAAACTTGAGAAAGATGCTCTTAAACACCGTGATCCACAGGCTTACAACGTGGTTTGGGAAGGTTTGTGCAGACAGACGGTTGATGGGGCTATCTTTGCCAAAGAAATGCAACTGGCTGAGTTGGATGGGCGCATTACAAAGGTTAACTATGACCCCACAAAGCCCGTTCACGCCATCTTTGACCTTGGATGGTCTGATGCCACTGCCATTTGGTTCTTGCAGTTTATAGGGATGGAAACCCGCCTAATCCGCTACATTGAGGGCAATCAGCAGACCATGAGCGATTACCTGGCTAAGATGCAGACCTTTGGCTATATGTACGACACGCTATGGCTTCCCCATGACGCTGAAAACAAGACTTTAGCGGCTAATGGCAGAAGCATTGAGGAAATCGTAAGGGCAGCGGGCTATAAAACTAAGATTATTCCTAGAACGCCCATCATGGACTCAATCAATGCGGCTAGGACATTGTTTACAAATATGTGGTTTGACAGGGAGAACTGTCACGAGGGCTTGCAATGTCTTAGGCATTACCGTTACGATGTTGACCCAGATACTAAGCAATTCAGCAAAACGCCATTGCACGATAATTACTCGCATGGCGCTGATGCGTTTAGGTATATTGGTCTGATGGTCAATGAGCCTAGACAAGCCAGAAGGCCAAGGCTTAACACAAATTATGGTAGCCAACATTCATGGATGAGTTAAAATGGCTTCAAATCACTTAGGGCAACATCATGGCTGATGATTACGACTCACGAATTCAAGAAGCAATTGACTTCCTAAAGTTTGCAAACGATGCAGACACAATGAACCGTCAGGAAGCGCTTGAGGACTTGAAGTTTGGTGGTGGTGATCAATGGCCTGTTGAACTGCAAAACTCACGCAATTTGGAATCCCGCCCCGTTATCACGGTGAACAAGGTGGATAACTATTGCCGCCAAGTGTCGAATCAGCAACGCCAGCAGCGCCCCCGAATCAAAGTTCATGCAACCAACACGCATGAGGACATGGTGGACGCACAGACCATTGGCGGCATTATTCGCCACATTGAGGTCAATTCCAACGCTGACCATGCTTATGACAATGCGTTTGAATACGCAGTTCGCATGGGTTGGGGCTATATGCGGGTCAGAACAGACTATATTTCTGAAGATTCCTTTGATCAGGAAATCTACATAGATGCTGTGGATAACCCATTCACCGTCTACTTTGACCCTAACTCAGTCTTGCCTGATGGCTCTGACGCTGACCGTTGCTTAATCACAACAATGATGCTGAAAGATGAATTCCGCAAGATGTACCCTGATGCGGATGACGGTGGCACAAGTTTCACCCAACGTGGAACTGGCGACTCACAATCTGAGTGGATCACCAAAGAGGATATTCGCCTTGCTGAGTATTACTACACGGTCAAGGAAAAGGCTACTTTGTACCTTTTGAGCGATGGATCAGCAACATTTGCCGATGACAAAGACTTTTTTAACCGCCTCAATGCTTACGGCATTACGGTGGTAGACAAGCGTGATTCCTACAAGAAAACCATTAAATATTGCAAATTGACTGCGGTTGAAGTGCTTGAGGAACGTGATTGGGCGGGTAAATACATCCCGATTGTTCCTGTTTACGGACGGCACATTGTCATTGGTGACAAGCGCAAGAAGTTTGGCATGATTCGCTATGCCAAAGACCCACAGAGAATGTATAACTTTTGGCAGACTTCCATCACAGAATCTGTTGCTCTTGCACCCAAAGCCAAATGGTTGCTTGCAGAGGGTCAAGATGAGGGGCATGAAAGCGATTGGGCAAATGCCAATATCAAGTCTTTCCCACTGCTGAGATACAAACAGACAGACATTGACGGTAGACCCGCACCTGTTCCTGTTCGACTTCAACCAGAGCCGCCACAGGCGGGAATCATGGCAGCAGCCGCTGGCGTGAATGACGACATCAAAGCGATCATGGGCATTTTTGACCCATCACAACTTGGTCAAGGCAACATTTCAGGCAAAGCATTGAATGGTCAGCAACAACAAGTTGACCTGACAAACTTTGACTATTACGACAATTTAACCCGTTCAATTGCCCACATCGGCAAGATTTGCCTTGATTTGATCCCCAAGATTTACGACACACAACGTGTGATGCGGATCATTGGTGATGATGGCAAACCCGAGTTGTTGACCATCAACCAACGGGATTCTGTGGGCAGAGTGCTGAACGACATTAGCGTTGGTCAATACGATGTGGTGATGGAGACAGGGCCAGGCTACAACAGCAAGCGCCAAGAAGCCGTGGACAATATGCTTCCCTTGTTGTCTGCCGCACCTGGACTGATGCAAGTTGCGGGTGATTTGGTGTTCAGGAACATGGATTGGCCTGGCGCTGACATCATTGCAGACCGCCTAGCTGCCGCAAACCCAATGGCTCAGATTGACGACAAATCCAAAGTGCCGCCACAGGTTCAAATGCAACTGGCTATGTCCCAGAAGAAGATTCAGGAACTTACACAGGCAATCCAAGCCAAAGATTTGTTGCTCAAACAACGCATGGACGTTGAGCAGATGCGTCAAGAAGCTGAGACTAAGCGCACATTGATCAAAGAGACAAACAGGGCGCATGAGTCTGAATTGCGTGATGCAAGTGACCGCACAGAGATGCAGATGCGGATTGATGGTCAAGCGCATGACACGGTGGTCAAAACTCAGACTCAGCTTGAGATCGAGCGCATGAAGTCAGAGATTGCCATGCGGTTGGCAATGATGGATCAAATTTACGCAAAAGCGGCAAGTGCAGAAACAACTGAACGGGCTATTTGAGTTTTTTAAGAATTTGTGGTAAAAACCACTAAACCTTACCTGTGAGGTACACAGGGTTAAATCGTTGGGAAACGTATGTCCGAAAAAGAAGCGGGTCAAGTATTGACTAGCGAGAATGCAGCAGAATTTTATGCAGACAGATTAGGTTTAGCTGAATCAGATTTAGTTTCTGAGGCGGGTGATGAATCCGAGCCAGATTCTGATGAAAAGCAGAGTGAACCGAAAGAGGCAGAAAAGGAAGCAAACCAAGAGGGTGAGCGTAAGCAAAATCCTAAACTTGAAAAGCGGTTCTCAGAGATAACCAAGCAACGTGAAGAAGCGCGAAAAGAAGCGCAACAAGAGCGTCAAGCTAGGGTACAACTGGAACAGCGTTTGGTAGCGATGCAGCAACAAAGACAGCCCCAACAGGCAGTCCAATTTAATGCAGAGCCACAACCAAGCCAGTTCGCTGATGCGTTTGAATATGCGAAGGCTCTAGCTGAGTTTTCGACAGAAAAGGCACTAGCGGAACGGGACAGGCAAGTTGCAATGGCAAGGCAACAAGAAGCGCAACACCAGATTATCCAATCTTGGGCGCAGAAAGTTCAAACTGCCAAAGCGGAATTGCCCGATTTTGATGAGTTGGTCGCAGCAAGTGACGTAGTTGTAAACAACGCAGTCCGAGATGCAATTCTGGAGAGTGATGTAGGCCCAAAAATCCTGTATCACCTAGCTGAAAACAATGACCTAGCCAAAAAGATCGCCAGCTTGAACCCAAATGCAGCGCTTAGAGAGATTGGGAGACTAGAGGCAAGGTTTGAGGCAAAGCCTGATTCCAAGCAGACAGCCCCTCTTGTGAGAAGTAAAGCACCAGCACCGATTCAACCGATTCGTGGTGGGCAAGGCCAAGCTGATGTGCCGCTATCCACTAATGGTGAATGGCATGGTACGTTTCAAGCATGGAAAGCCGCACGCAAAGCGGGAAAAATTCGGTAAACCTAATCTTTTTGGAGTCCTAAAATGGCTAATAATTTATTGACGATAAGCAAAATCACCAACGAAGCGTTGATGGTTTTGGAAAATGAGTTGACTTTCACAAGTGAAGTTGACCGCAACTATGATGACCAGTTCGCTGTTGTCGGTGCAAAGATTGGTAACACAGTCAATGTCCGCAAGCCTGGTCGTTTCATTGGTACAACTGGCCCTGCGCTGAACGTGGAAGATTTTAACGAGACTTCAGTTCCCGTTACTTTGTCTACACAGTTCCACGTTGACACACAATTCACAACACAAGACTTGGCTTTGTCCTTGGATATGTTCAGTGACCGTGTGTTGAAGCCCGCTATTGCAGCGATTGCCAACAAGATTGACCGTGATGGTATGTCTATGGCTACCTTGCAAACTGCCAACATCGTTGGTACAGCTGGTACACCCCCAACAGGTTTGATCACTTACCTGACTGCGGGCGCATACCTTGATTCTGAAGGCGCACCCCGTGATGGCCGTAGATCATGTATCGTTGAGCCTTTCACATCAGCAACCATTGTTGATAGCTTGAAGGGTTTGTTCGTTCCTTCTGACCGTATTGGTTCACAGTACGAAAAAGGTCTGATGGGTCGTGACTCTGCTGGTATGAACTGGAAGATGGATCAGAACGTGGTAAGCCAAACCTTTGGCTCATTTGCGGGTACTGCCGTTTGTTCTACGACTGCCGCTTCAGGTTTCCTGACTTCAGGTTGGGCATCATCTAGCACCATCACTTTGACTGCTACTGGTACGGTTTCTTTAAATGCGGGCGATGTATTCCAGATCGCTGGCGTTTATGCAGTTAACCCCCAGAACCGTCAAGCCTATGGCACTAACAAACTGCGCAATTTCGTAGTTAAAACTGCCGTTGCCGCTACTGATGGCACTATGTCTGTCGTGGTTAGCCCTGCTGTGATTACCGCTGGTCAATTCCAGAACGTTTCAATCCCAACAGTTAGCACCACTGCCGCCATTACCTTCTTTAACAAGACAGGTACTGTTTCCCCACAAAACATCATCATGCACCGTAATGCGTTCACATTGGCAGTAGCCGATCTTGAATTGCCTGAAGGTGTCCATTTTGCTGGTCGTGCAAGCGATAAGGAAATCGGTTTGTCAATGCGTGTTGTGCGTCAATACACCATCAACAATGACTCGATTCCTACACGTTTGGACGTTTTGTATGGTTGGGCGCCTCTGTATCCTGAACTCGCTTGCCGAGTTGCAGCCTAAAGGTCATGGGGGGCTAATCACCCCCCGTCATTAACTTAATTTAAGGAAATATCATGGCAAATCCAGGCCCATCCAGTACCACAACAATTCACCCATCTAATTTGGCAACAAATCAGGCTATTCGCTTACTTGCTTATGCAAGCGGTGTGCCTATCAGCCAAACGGGTGATTCTTCTGTAACCCTTCCGATCAACAACACCACAACCTATGCTGTGACCAATGTTGCCATCACCAACGCTAACAAAGACGTTAGTTCTGGTGCATTGGCTATTTGGACATTGCCAGGCGGTACAGGTACAGAGATCGTCACCAACGCTGCTTTGACAGGCAATACATCCTCTGCTTATGTGACCAACTCAACCGTTGTGTCCGCAACTAAGAATGCTAACTTGTCAGCACAAACCCTTTATGTAAAAGTTGGCACAGCCGTCTCTGGCGGTACTGTTGACATTTTCGTTTACGGTTACGACTTCTCCGAGTTTTAATCGGGGATAAAAGAGAACAAAGCCACTCTGTTAAAGGGGTGGCTTTTTCTTTATTTGGCGTTACAATTTAATCATTCTCTAAAGGAATCATCATGGCTCTGCAAACGACTATTTTGCGTGGAAACATCTCCAACGCATTCGTTATGGGTGTGACTTTTACAGCCACAACCGTTGCCACTTCAGGCGCTTCTAAGACTGTCACCGTTGCTGGCCTCAAGGTCGGTGATGCAATTAAAGTCACTCTCCCTGCGGCTCAAACAACTGGCGTTGCTATTGCAAATTCCTATGTTTCCGCTGATGACACTTTGATTGTTCAGTTTATCAATGCAACAGGCTCTAGCGCATCAGCCGCTGCGGGTACTTACACCGTGGTTGTGAATCGTCCTGAGTATTTGCCCCTTGATTCAAACGCTGTTTAATCATGTCTAATACAACGGTATTGCGCCCCGTAGGTGTCACGGTTGCCATTTCGGTAACTGCGACTTCTACCATTGCTATTCCGATTACTGCAAGCACCAACGATCAAGTTAACTATGCCTCTTTCATCAACACGGGTGCTACCTATGTTGCTGTCAGCATTGGCGATGCTAACGTGGGCGCTGCTGTTTTGCCTGTAAGCGGTTCAACCACAGGGAACTTTGTGTTACCCGCTTCCATGACAGTTCCAATTGTCTTGGCAGTACCCGCAAGTCCCTATTACGTCCGCATGATCGGTTCGGCCTCTGGCCCATCAATCGTTTATGTCACCCCTGTTGGCGATCAAAGCTAAAGGAAAAACCCATGTCAAGCGCTAATTCTGTTGCATATACATCATCTACAAATCTTGTCCCTGTGCAAGCTGAATTCAATTCAGCGGGCGTTTGCGTGGGTTTGGTCGGGCCAGGCGGGGTTTACTTTAGCCCCCCTTTGTCTAACGACACAATCACAGGCGCAACCATTGACAATTCTGTCATTGGCGGCACAACCCCTGCGGCAGTAACGGGAACAACCGTTTACGCCTCTACTGAAATTGGTTATGCAACAGGCGCACAAGGCACTGTTACCCAAGCCACAAGCAAATCAACTGGTGTGACTTTGAATAAGTCTAGTGGTCAGATCACGATGAACAACGCTTCATTGGCTGCTGGCACAACGGTTTTGTTTACTTTGACAAATAGCTTTTTGTCTGCCAAAGACGTTCTAATTGTAAATGTGGGAAGCGGTGGCACTTCAGGCGCTTATTGGCCTTATGTGGCTAACGTAGGTGCGGGAACTGCGGTGGTTGGTGTTTACAACAACACGGTTAGTCCATTGGCTGAAGCCATTGTGATCAATTACGCAATTATTCATAGCGCTTAAACCATGACAAGCCCATCAAACTCAGACGTTCAGAATTTACTGCCTGTTCAGGCTTATTTTTCTGTTGATGGCGCATTTCAGACATTTATTGGTCAGGGTCAGCCTTTCACGGCAACGGTAAACCCAGATCAATCTGGTCTAAACATTACAAACAGTACGATCAATAGCACGACTATTGGTGCGACTACACCATCGTCTGCGGCTTTTACGACTGCAACCGTTTTAACTGCACCCGTTAGTGGCAACGATGTTGTCAATAAGACTTACCTTGATTACTTTGCAACTGGTATTTCTTGGAAACAACCAGTTTTGTGCGGCACAACCACAAACATTACTTTGTCAGGGCTTCAGGCTATTGATGGGGTGACGGTGGCGGCTGGTGACAGGGTTTTGGTTAAAAGCCAATCCACTACATCACAAAACGGCATTTATTTGGCATCTGCTACGGCATGGTCAAGATCGCCAGATGCCGACACATGGAATGAATTGATTTCTGCAATTTGCTTTGTGGAATCAGGAAGCACATTAGCGGGAACTGCTTGGTACTGTACGGCACAACCTGGCGGCACTTTAGGCACAACGGCAGTCACATGGTCTAACTTCTCTGTTGCCGCTTCTTATAGCGCAGGGACAGGTTTGACCTTGGCGGGAAGCGTTTTTAGCATCACAAACACAGGCGTGAGTGCTGCGGCTTACGGGTCAGCTTCTAAAACCCTGACCGCTACTGTCAACGCACAAGGTCAATTGACCGTGTTAGCCGCAACTGACATTGCTATTGCAAACACTCAAGTCTCTGGCTTGGGAACAATGTCCACTCAAGCGGCATCAAGTGTCGCAATTACGGGTGGCACGATCAATGGCACAACAATTGGTGGAACGACTGCGGGTGCTATTACTGGCACAACAATCACGGCTAACACTCAGTTCACGGGCGCTGGAACGGGTTTAACGGGTACTGCAACGAGTTTGTCCATTGGTGGCAATGCCGCCACTGCCACAAGCGCTACAACCGCTACAAATCTTGCGGGCGGTGCGGCTGGTTCTCTGCCCTATCAAACATCAAGTGGCACAACAACATTGTTGGCTGCGGGAACTGATGGTTATGTGCTGAAGTTGGCTGCTGGCGTTCCTACATGGGCGGTAAGCACTTCTGGCTCTGTAACTTCTGTTGCTCAATCTTTCACGGGCGGTTTGATTTCTGTAAGTGGTTCGCCAATCACATCATCAGGAACATTGGCTTTGACGGTTGCGGGAACAAGTGGTGGCATTCCATACTTTTCAAGCGGAACAACATGGGCAACTTCTGCGGCATTGGCGGCTAACGCTTTGGTTGTTGGTGGTGGCGCTGGCGTTGCCCCTGCAACCGTTACAACAGGCACAGGCGTTGTCACTGCACTTGGTGTCAATACAGGATCAAGCGGTGCGTTTGTAGTCAATGGCGGTGCTTTGGGTACGCCTTCTAGCGGTACTGTGACCAATTTAACGGGTACGGCCTCAATCAACATCAATGGAACTGTTGGTGGCACAACACCAGCTGCGGGTGCATTTACCACTTTGTCAGCAACTTCTACAGTGTCTGCCAATGGCTCTGTTGGAACAAGCGGTCAAGTGTTGACTTCTGCGGGTGCAGGGTCTCCCGCCACTTGGTCAACCCCTTCAAACGGCATCACGATTTCTGACGATACAACGACAAATGCGGTACGGTATTTGGTGTTTACGAGTGCAACAACAGGCACAGTGACAACGCAAAACGTCAGTTCTACAAAACTTAAATACAACCCAAGCACAGGCGCTTTTACCGCCAATCAGCTAATCATTGCACCGTAAAGGAAAATCATGGGACAGTTAACTTTTCAAGCGACATTAGGCGGTGCGGTCAATTTGGCTGGCCCTAATACGGCTTCCACAACAACCTTTACATTGCCCTCTGCTGATGGCTCAAGTGGTCAGTTTTTGTCCACAAATGGCAGTGGAACACTAAGTTTTGCAAGTGCTGCATCCACATCATCGGCAGCCACTTGGACGGCAACCCAGACCTTTAATGGTTCATCAAGCACATTTGGTGCGGTGTTGTTGGACTCTGCTGAAACAGTGAATGTGGTGGCTTCTGCCCCATCTGCAACAACCAATTTGTATGTTCAGTCTGGTTCTGTTCAATATTACACAACCAATGCGGCTAACAATTTTGTTGTGAATTTGGCATTTTCTAGCGGTACTTCAATGAACACGGCATTGGCGACAAACCAATCTACAACTGCATCATTGGTAACAACACAAAGCACAACTGCTTATTACGCAACGTCTATTCAAGTGGACGGGACAACAAGTGGCGTGACAACTCGATGGATTGGTGGCGCACCAACTGCGGGCAATGCGTCAGGTTTAGACGTTTATCGATTTGCGGTAATTAAAACTGCAAGTGCAACTTATACCGTGTTGGCATCATTGACTCAATACAAGGCGTAAATCATGCCATTACTTCAGACTTCTGGAAACATCACGGCTGATGGTTATGGTGGTGGTGCGGCTGTTGTTCCTAACTACATTGAAGATGTGTTTTCAACGTGGCTTTACAACGGTGGCACTACAACTCAAACTATTACCAATGGCATTGATTTATCTACCAAAGGTGGGATGGTTTGGATAAAAAGTAGGGGAGGCACA